GATCTAACCTTTTGCCCCGTGGTTACGCTCGTAACCGGCCTCTTTGGGCCGATATAGCTCAGTTGGTAGAGCAGCGCATTCGTAATGCGAAGGTCGTAGGTTCGACTCCTATTATCGGCACCAGTATCCACGCGGCTTCACGCGATATTCACCAAATCTGCAAACGCACCTTGTGCCATATTTGTGCCATTTCCTGCAAGAAATGAGTCAATTTGCATGGCGTGTTGCGTCAGATGATTCGGTGCCAGGTGCGCATATCGCTGCACCATCTCAATGCTCTCCCACCCTCCCATTTCCTGCAATGCTGATAACGGAACCCCGGACTGAACAAGCCAGCTAGCCCAGGTGTGTCGTAAGTCGTGAAACCGGAAGTTCTCGATCCCAGCCCTCCTTAACGCAGCTCTCCATGCTGTGTTAGCATCGCTCCTCATCTTCCTGACTTCTTTTGTCCTAGTTCCGTCAGGACGAACCGACGACTCAGTGTGAACGAATACCCACCGGTTATGTTTTCCTACCTGATCGCGTAACACCTTGCATGCAGAATCATTAAGGGCGACCCCTATCGCCCTACCTGCCTTTGCGTCCTCAGGGTGAATCCACGCAACTTTCCTTTGCATGTCAATTTGCGACCATTCCAGATCCGTTATGTTGGAACGGCGCAACCCGGTCGCCAGAGCGAAAATAACCACCGGTTTAAAATGCGCTGGCATCTCACGGATAAGGCACTGAGCCTCTTCTCTGGTAAGCCACCTGATACGCTTATTCTTCGGCACAGGGCATTTGATGTTTGGCGCTTTGGCTATCCATCGCCATTCGTTAGCGGCGCAACGGAGCAGAGCGCGAATGAAAGCAAGGTGAGTTGTCCTTGTAGCCTGAGCTGCCGGCTTATCCTTATACTCCGGAACCGGCTTACCCATCCTGATGCAGCTATCCCGTCGAGCTTCCCAGTTCATCCTGTGCTTTCTGTTCACCATTCCGCTGGCTGCTGACAAAATCCGGTCTTCCGTAATTGCTGAAAGGTCCACGCCCCGGAAGTGCATGAGCCAGAATCCGATTCGGCTCTTGTCATCGTCGAGGCTTTTCTTGTGGCTCTTCTCGTTAATCCATCGCACGCACGCCTCATCAAACGTATGCGCTTTGTATTCCCCCATTTTATCGACTCGCCAGGCTTCAGCTTTTAACTGGTCATGAAGCTCTTGTGCTTGCCTTTTGTCCGTTGTGCCAAGAGACCGTCTAATTCGGCTCCCACCAGGCGTAACGAAGTCGCAGTGCCACGTACCGGCACGTTGCTTGATTGACATGCTTTATCCTCCTGCACATCAACCGCATTCACCGGCTGATTGTGGATCGGGTTCTTCAGGGCTGCAATGCAATCTGTCTTGCAGATAAGATATGGGCTTTTCTTTTTAGCGGGGTTTTTGCGAGTGGCAGCCAGTCGGCCTGACTTAATCCACTCGGCGACAGTGCCTTCACTGACCCGCAGGAAGTCCGCCGCTTCATCGCGGGTAAAGATCACTTCTTCCATTATCTATCTCCAATAAAAAACCGCCATTGCGGCGGTCTAGTCGATGCGAATGTGTGGAATCTTTCCGGCTGCTATTTCATCGAATATCCACTTAGCTAATGGCTTTGCGGAGCATCCTTTACGATAATCAATAATCGAGGCGATACCTTCGATTGCCTCCTCTCGATTCTTATCTAATTCTGATCGGATAGGGCGGAATTCATCAGCCCAGAAATGGCGCGTTGTCTTGCAGTCAAATACGAGCGCTTCCTTCCATGCTGCTGCATCGCCATGCGTATCAGGTCGGTCAGTGTAAGCAACCGTAGCCTCTACCCATTCACCGCCGTAATTGGCCTCTACTCGACACCCAACCGGAGGCAATCCCTCACCATCCCATTCTGGCTTGCTGGCTGCAAGTGCGGCTTCGTATTCCTGCTCGGTTAACTCTTGCCATCCGGTTGTCATACCGTTGTATGGATTGCGCTCACGATAGAGTGTCACCTTCTCCGCTTCGAGCGATGCCAGCGCGATACGCGCCAGCTCCTTACTTTCTCCGTGCTTCAGGAAGCCGTCCTCTGCAATTTCTTCAAGGCGTTCTTTGGTGAATTCGCTGGTAATAGTGCTCATGGGTTAGTCCTCAACTATCGGCATAAACGAAAGGTCAGCGAAGAACTCGCCAAATCCAAAGCACACTGAGTAAGCAAGGCGACCGTGATGCTTGTAGCCAGGGTTAGTGATATCTGTAGTCGCATAGGTTGCAGTTATCTCGGCAACGACTTCCTCTGGTTGTGATGGCTTCTCAACCCATGGAATGCAAATCAGGTCAAAGTCACGCGCCATCGTCCCGTGAATTGCCATCGCATAACCGTGCTTGCGCGCAATCTCTGCCAGTGCAGGGTAAAGAGCGCAATAAACCGGTGCTAAGTTAGCTGGTTTCACGCTCACTCTCCTTTAGCTGTGCCGGCGGCTGGCATATCGCACATGTTTGTCGGGTGCGGGTTTTCGCGAATAATTCGAGCCATTCTGGCTGCCGGCGTTTCTGTCTCTTCACTGAACTCACGAATAACAGCCGCCAGTTTTTCAGCGTCAGCAGGTGAAATATCACCATCGATAAACATCACTGGCTTACCCTGTAACGCCTCCAGTTCTGCTATGCGCTGGCGTAATGCTGCGTTCTCGTCGAATAGCTCGCAGACATGGCGATTTTGCCGACTAACTCGACTTTCGCTGTCGGCAATCTGCTTGTCTTTGGCTTCCAGCTCATCCAGCAGCGCCAGAAGTTCATGCCAGCGCATAATCGGTGCGTAAGTATCGCCAGACCCATGTTTAAGCTTTAAGTCAGCAATGATTCGACTTACTGAATCAGCTTGTTTGTCGATGTTGCTCATTTGGCGGCTCCTTCTGCTTTGTTTTTCATCGTGAGATAATTAGCTGTATAGAACGCATCTATCGGCGTGAATTCACGAAGGATTTTCTCTCCACTTTCACGGCATACCCATTCATCCATGAACCAGTCTTCTTTTTCTTTATCCCGTACATCACGATCAGGTTTAATGGTCCAGGTGGTTACCCTGCCGAAAAAACCTGTCTTCTTGACTATGCTACCGACCCCTCTTTCGTCTCCCATCTGAATAATTTGATATTTAGTAGTGAAATTCGTAATGCTCATGACTGCACTCCTTTGCGAAGCTGGGCGGCGAACTTGTCACTCTCGTCATGAATCTTGTATGCGATAATGTCTCCCCGGTCGCCGAAGTAAAACCAACCAGGAAAAGCAGAAGCGCTATCGGTATCCGTATCTTTGTCGGCAAAAATAACAGTTACGGTAGTTTCGTCTGGTACCGGCTGATCTCCCCCTCTCCAAGTAATCCAACCATCCACCTTCAGCCCCGCATTCTCCGCAGCCAGCGCAGCGCATCTTGCTTCAAGTGCGGCATGGTCTTCGTGCATTACCATCAAATGAACCATGCTATTTTTTGGATTGAGAGCATGTTTCTCGTCAAACATCTCATCCTCCCAAACCGAATAACGTTTTACGCTCATTTCTTTGCCCTCTGGTTTAACCACGCTGTCAGGAATTTGTTCTCGTTCACGCTCTGGAAGCTATTACGCTTCAGCATTTCTTCGCGTGGGATATCGTTGATGGGTTTGAAGCGGTGGCCGGCGATGAGTTCTTGTGGCTGGATAAATGGGTCGTAGGAATTAAACATAGGATTCTCCGAAGTTATGGAAATCTCCGTGAAACATGTATGCAGCGAGACAGTAGGCTGAAAATGCCTGTTTTGGGGTTTGGTAATAACCAAGGTTCATTGTCTTACCATTGAGAGCTATGCTGGACATCCATTTCTTTGTTGGATAATAGAAAGACACCCCTTTGTATCCAGAGGTGTTATCCTTTCTTAATCCAACATTTTTAACGTTTTGCGCCCTTGTGCACTCTCGAAGGTTGCAGAGTCTGTTGTCATCTTTATCTCCATTTATGTGATCAACCTCCTCAGGTTCGTATCCATACACCATTAACCATGCCAATCTATGGGCAGCATAAGACCTTCCACCAACAAATATTTTTCTGTAGCCAAAGCTGTTTATATTTCCTGCCTTTTGCCCTTTTATGGCATTGGGGCTTCGGTAGCATTTCCATATAAAATCACCGGTCTCCTCGTTATAAATGAGATAGTCAGAAGGAGAGCTCATTGTGCACGCTCCAGAAAGTCGTTAACGCCTTCTGCCAGCTCGATAGACAGGTCGTCGATGTGAGTTTTCAGCTCTGCCAGTGACTGCGCTTCAGATTCCAGAATCTCTTTGTGGCAAAGCTCTTTAACCAACTTGTCGAAGGTGCTGAAGTAGCCGAACCGTGAGATGATTTCGTTGCCAAAGTTCTTACTCTTCTCGTCTGTTACTTTTTTCTTTTCGCTGAGAACAAGGTCAAATTTGGTGCCGGTGATGATGTATTTACCGACGACAATATTTAGTTTCATGCTGCTTTCCTCAATTCAGATTTCAGCCGGTACTCAATCCCACCAAGAACATTCCCTCCCCACGGCTCCGCTTCGCATACATCCTTTACGCTTTCCAGTTCTGCGGCGCTGATATACCAGTTATCCCAAGAGCAGAGACCTTCGGTTGTCCAGTATGGGTTTCGGCAATTAATCGTTATCCCACCGGTATGGCTTCCTTCCTTTCCTGGCATCTTCCCTGCCCAGTATTCGGATATGTAGTTGCGCTCATCCTGCGCGAGCATTCTGATAATTTCTGCTGCTGTTCGTTTCTGATGCATGGTGAATTGCGGGTGTGGTTAACCCGCCTCCGTGAGGTGAAATAGAATGTTCAGGGGTGGTTAAATCAGGTCAGAAAGGCGCGTCGTCATCGAAGCTCAAAGGCGGCTCATTGGATGGGGTTGACTGCTGCTTCTGTTGCTTTTGCTGGTTGTTTTGCCGCGGCTGGTCGTTACCTGGAGTTCCGCGAGGTGGCAAATCTATATCCCTCACAAGAATGGTTGGGGATTGCGCCTGAGAGCCGTCCTGCTTCGTCCATTCCTCAATTACGAACTCACCTGTTACCGTAATTTTTGCGCCCTTCACGATCGCTACAGAGAGCTTTTCAGCCATCGCGCCGAACATCTTACAGTTCAGCCATGATGTCTTTTCGTTTTCACCGAATCCTGACTTTGCAGGGAGAGAAAATGACGCGATGTGTTTACCATTTGGCGTGACGCGTAAAACGGCATCCTTGCCAACGTTACCGGAAATTGTGATCGTATTAATTGCCATTTATGCCGCCTGTTTATGAAGTTCACGACCGCGCGTCTTGTAAGTCTCTGCCGCGCGTTCTTCGTATGATTTAACTCCGCCTAATTTAGTCCACACCTCTTTGTATGCCGCCTGCAATTCCTCAATCGACTGAGCAAGAGTTGCTTTGTCGCCAAACTCTTTCAGGGCGGCTTCTGCATCCTGCGGTGCTACCTGATGCACTTCCGCATCGGCATCGATTGCGGTCTCTTCTGTCGGAATGCAGAACGCCTGAAACGCTGCGTATTTGTATGCGATAGACATGGCCTTATTGGTTGCCTTGTCTCCGCTATCCATTGCCTCACCATAGGTGGTGACAGTGTGAACGCTACCGTCCTCGGTACTGACGAAATCGAAATCACCACGCACCGTGATGTAAAACAGTGCGCCGCCGTTTTTGCTGACCCTCTCAACGCTCGTTCTTTCGGTGTATCGAGGAAGAATGAGGAGTTTGTTCTTTACCAGCTCCGGGGCCAGAGCGTTATAGATGTCATCGATGCCACGGAATGCGTAACTAACCTGGCTTCCTTGCTTTTTCTCTTTGCGAATACCCTGCTCAGCAAGAGCTGAAGCAACGCCACTTATTGCTGCATAAACTTTTTTCTGTTCCATATCTTCCTCAGAACGGGCATCCGCCCAAGAAATAACGTTGATTAAGCACTTCCAAGCGAGACAGGTTGAGATACATACGCATCCTCTCCCGGTCTCCTCTGTGACGCCACCAGAGAGCCTGAAGCGTTGTTACGCGGCGATATAACTGACTGTCTTTCATCGTTGTTGTCGGCTGCATGTAGACCTCCTTCGCTGCCAATTAAATCTTGCATGAGACGCACAAAGGCATCTTCTGACCAGGTATCTGCAATGCTCATGATTTGCGGTACCACGGCATCCCAACGGCTGACTTCATCTGCTCATTGGCCTGAAGCCACATCTGCGCGTTACCGAGATAGCGAGCGATAACTGCTTTGCTCTGCGCCGCTTTGAGCAGGCTGTGATTTATAACTGGTGACATAACCCCTCCAGGTGCTTACGGGCAGCACGAATAAGACGGCGAACACGTTTGGATAATTCAGATTCAGCGGGGAAATAAGCGGACATGACGCCGCTACCCGCGAGGCTTAGTTGCATCATGGGCTGGTTCCTTATGTTGTGTGTGATTGCATAGCAGGGAGCTATGTTAGATATTCTGTGTCTTAGCGAATTCGCCGTGATATTTTTCTCTTGCCTGCTCTGAAACTAATCCAGCAAGCTCAAGGTCTTTGTAAGTACCAAAATATTGGTTTTTGCCACCAATATTGATGCGGACAACCCAGTTGCCTTTTTGCAAGGTCACGCCCTTAAACCCGCTAATGTTTCTTTTTTGCAGGATGGCGTTTTGTCCGTTTTGTGATGGGGTAGCTAACCTAAGGTTGCTTAACCTGTTATCGGTCTTATTCCCGTTGATATGGTCGATCAACCCTTTAGGCTCAATCCCGTAGTAGTACGCCCATACAACTCTATGCTTTTTATATGAGAAGCCGGAAATCCGCACCTCAGAGTATCCTGACGCTCTGTTATGGCCTATTTCCTTTCCCTGGAACCGGCCGTAGCGCCAAACAAGCTTTCCTGACTCAGGGCATTCGCAAATTACCGTATCCAAGATTTCTCGCGTTAGGACGGGGCTTATACGGGAACCTTGATTAGCTTTTCTTTTTTTCGATATGCGAAAAGAAAGGTTATCGTTTATGAACTGCTGACCAACAACTCCAACTGATAAACAATAAGCATCCCATTCGTTTTTGCGACCCTCAATAAAACCAAGTAACAGTTTTTTACTGATGATTTTCATCTTATCTCCAAGAAAAAAGAAGTCCCGACTAGCGGGACTAAGATGACAACAAGGGGGATTTAATCAGACACTATCGAATCGTCTCCGATAGTACGGTGCGGTATTACACCCAATAGCTAACTCAGAGAATTAGCTATCAGCTGCTATTCAGCATCATTATCAATATCGTAAATTTCGTGATAGCACTCGAAGCAAAGCTCTTCATTACCATCACCGCTGTGAATGGATACGGGTGATAACTCTTTACCGCACACGTCACATTCAAATTTTTCTTCCATATTCACCTCTGTGGCTTGCTGCCAAAAGAAGGCCGACTATGCGGCTGCCCTGTAATCCACGTTTTGCCATTTACGGGCGTAAAAAATAGCAGCTAGAGCTGAATACCCTTCGCTTCTTAACTCCTGATAAACCGCAATGCTGTAGGACTTCATATCTCACCTCGCTGTTACGTTATTAGACTTACGATGACCAGCTGCGAACATCGCCACATCTGGCAGACACACAGCGCCACCTTCAACTTCCTTCTGACGCGTTCCGGCAAGCGAAATGGCTTTGGTTACGCGTGTACTACATGTGCTGTTTGCTACCCGGCGTGCAAGAGAAGCGTCCTGCATTGCCTGTTCACGCTTCGCAGCTCGGCGAGCGCGGTAACGATTCTTTGAGTTATCACTCGCGAGTATTGTGATTATTACCGTCATGATTACCTCCGATGATTAGCTTTGGTGGTGTGTGGCAATCACGCTGCTGATAGAACGAACCCCATCGACGAGCACATTGGCAGCTTTCGCACTTCCGGCTTCGACTTTGTTTCTATTCACACACCCCAAAGCCAACTACTCTTTGGTTTCCTCCTGCTAGAGAGGAACAATCCCATCAATGTTAAAGAGCGATTCACCGTCCTGGTGAGTGGTGCGTCCTGCTGATGGAGTAAAATTAGCACCATGCTAAATTGATAGCAAGTGCTAGATGCTAAAAAATTAGCGTGATTTGCTAAAGAGATGTTTTTGAAGGGAAAATAATTTAGCGCAAAGCTGATGAGGTATTTACATTGGGCAACAAAAAACCCGCACTAGGCGGGTTGGATGTATTGCTGTGGGGTATTAGTAGGTTACAGATGACCAGAAGACGCGGCCAATCACTCGAATATCTGATGATGGTCTTATTTCTTCAGGGTGCTCTTCGCTGTTGTAACTTCTGATCCGAATCATTCCACCCGGCATTGCATACAACAGTTTTACACGTAGTAAATCGCCGTAGTCGATAGCATACATCTTGCCGTCTTTAACTTCCTTGCAGCCAGTATCAACTCCGACCGTAGAACCGTTAGGCAGCACCGGTTCCATACTATTACCGATAACCTCAACACATACAGCATTAGTGAACTGTATGTTCAGTTTCCGAAGTGTAGATTTTGCGAATCTCAACTTATATCCATTATGGTCTTCACGAAAGGTGCTTCCAGCTCCTGCAGCCAACTGAATTTCCTTCAGGAACGGGATCTCAACTTCATCATCATCCAGTGATGTCTGGTTATCCCAAGGCTCAATCCCACCGATAATCTTAGCCTCACCTCGATTCTCGGCTTCCTCTAAATCTGGATGTATTTGATCTAACCAGCCATGTGGAAGGTTTAGGTTTAGTTCAATTTTGCGAGCGAGGTCATCACCTAAATTTCGTACTGCCTTTTCACCCAGTATTTGACTAAGGGTAGAGGGTGACGTGCCGACACTTTCTGCAAAGTCAGCCTTCGATATACCACTGCGGATTGCAATGTTTTGCTGGTAACGGAGGTTAGTCCGCCTGATGTCTTTTATGTCCATGCTCAAATCATCCCATCTTTTAGCACGGCGATAAATATGCATAAAGCTAAACTCTCTCTTGATTTAATTTTAGCATCCCGCTAATATTTAGGTTGTGCATTAGCAGATGGAGCACCTATGGAAACCAACGTTAAGCAGTTTGAACAAATGAATGATCTGCTTCGCTGGAAAAAACAGGGTTCAAAGGAAGATTGGGCAAAGCTGGCAAAGCTAGCTAACACCACTCCTGGAAACCTAGACCAGCTGGCATACGGATGGCGTGGAGCATCAGCGCAGAAGGCGAGTGATATTGCAAACGCATCCTTGAACTTCCGCTTCCCTAAGCCTGTAACCAAAGAAGCAATTGCCTTCCCTCCGGTACGGAAAGCAACAAGCAGTAAAGCAGCATAAGCAGTACCGCTCTTTAAAATCTCTGGCCTCGCTCATCTCTAACAGGATGAGCACACAACGCATCAACCGATGCGTATTTACTTATTAACTAAGGAAATCATACGAAATGGAACACGCAAAGAAACGCAACGAGGCAATGCGCATTGAAAGCGCCTTGCTTAACAAGATCGCCCTGATTGGCACAGAGAAAACGGCTGCAGCTGTAGGTGTCGATAAAGCACAGATTAGCCGGTGGAAACGAGACTGGATTCCTAAGTTCTCGATGCTTCTGGCGGTGCTTGAATGGGGAATTGTTGATGACGAGATGGCGAGACTTGCACAGCAGGTCGCTTCGATTCTCACAAAAGAAAAACCCCAAACGAGCGGTAACTCGTTTAGGGCTTAGGACACTGTGTTACGCCAACACATCTAACAGGAGAAATCTTAATGCAGAAACGCAAAAAGTACCAGGAAAAAGAAGAGATTCGACACCCTGATTCACCTGAAGGATTAGTGAATACAGCTGCCAATAATCGGGCGTTCGCAGAGCGTCTTATTGGCGTTTACAGACTAGCCAAAGCAGGAGTGAAGAATGGGCGTCGTTAAGTTTTCAGACTACCAACCTCAACGTGAGGTAGTGGAGCGCAAAGTGGCGAGTCTTGATGATGGTTACATGCGTGTAGCTACCAGCATCGGGAAGCTTAAGCCAAAACTGAAACTTGCAGGTCGTGAACATCAGGTTCTGGACGCCGTTATCTACTGCACCTTTGGCTGGAATAAGTCGGAGGACAAGGTAACGAATACATACCTGGCTGAAGTGACAGATCTGGATGATTCAGATGTAGCGGCAGCCCTGAATGTTCTGGCAGAACGCAAGATTATAAACCTCAGGAAAGTGGGTGGATTCAAGCTGGTCAGTGTTAACGTCAGCATTGATAAATGGGTGCTGAAAAAGACTCCAAAAACACCACCCAAGAAGTTGGGCGAAACCGCCCAAAATGTTGGGCGAAAAAAGGTTTCAAGTTGGGCGAAATCACCCGACACCCTAAACAGTCTTACCAAAGACAATTTAAAAGATACCCAAACCCACGAAGTGGGATTGTCTGGTGATGAAAAATTAACACCCCGTCAGAAAGGTATCAACCCCCGGGCAAGACAAACAAATCCACGCTCTGCTGTTCCATCATTCGATCGCGAACGCTTCAAGGATACATGGAACTGCAAAGCAAAGCGTCTTGGTATGCCAACCATCAGAAGCATCACCACCTCAACGGAGGCTGGAATTAAGCGCCTATGGTCATCCTACCTGAAGCAGTGCAAAGAACTTGGCAAGGAGCCGCGTGATATCGACAGCATCCTCAACGGATACATCGAGCACGGCTATCAGCCGACTCAGTGGGCGCTTGGTGGCAACCCTGAAGGCAAGGTATACGGGATTGATACAGCCCTGACGCAGAAGAAGATTGACGAGATTTTAGGAGCGGGAAGCTGATGGAAAGTTATGACTTTGAGCACCAACTGGTTGGCTCGATGATGGTCAAGGGTGATCACATCGACTGCCGAGAAATTTCTGGAAAGCTTCCTGCTGAAGCATTCGAGAACTTCCACCTGAAAAGTATGTACCTGGCGATTGTAACATTGCTCAACAAGGCCGAGCCGGTAGACATGTTCACTGTGAAGGATGCAGTACCAGCAGCCACTAAGGACTTTGTGGTTGAGGTGGCATGCAAATGTTCGTCGGCGGCAAACATCCGAGGCTGGGCTAAGCGTGTTCGTCAGTGCTGGATGTTACGCCGGGGAGAGGCCGAGCTAAAACGAGCGGCTGAACTTCTGGCAGCCGCGGGAACTCACGATCTGAATGACCGCATTGCCGAAGTAAGCGGAATCCTGTCAAAGCTTCAGTTCGAAACCAACGACAAGCTACCGCGCCGCATCGGTGACCTGCTGGACGACTACATGGTTGTGCTGGAGAGCAGGATGCAAGGCGAACAGTCGGGCTTGTACCTCAAGACTGGCATTCAGCCTATGGACGATGCATACGGAGGCCTAGACAGAACGGATCTGATTGTAATCGCTGGTCGCCCTGGCATGGGTAAAACGGAACTTGCCATCAATATCGGCAACTCGGTTGGGAGACAGAAAGGGAAGGGGTTGCTTATCTCGATGGAAATGTCGGATATGCAGGTGGTAGAGCGTCACGTTGCTGATCGCGCAGGATTATCGGTAGGCACGCTGCGCAACCCACTCAACATGATACAGGAGCAATACACACGCCTTACTGCTGCAACTGGAACTCTTCTGGATGAAGATAACCACGTTATAGACGGTTCCTTCACCGTCGATGAGTGCATAGCTCACGCAGAGCGTATGAACATGGACGGCGGCCTGAGCTTCCTCGCTATCGACTACCTCGGGTTAATCGAGAAGCCATCAAACATTCCAGAGCATCAGGCCATCGCTGACATAACCAGAAAGCTTAAGCAGTTCTGCCTTCGTAACAAGGTTCCTGTGATTCTTCTGGCACAGCTTAACCGTGGTCCAGAAGGTCGTCAGGAAAAACGCCCGGGTTTGGGGGATTTGGCTAAATCTGGTGCCATTGAGCAGGATGCAGACGTAATCATCTTCCCCTATCGCGATGAGGTTTACGACGAGAACAGCAACATGAAGGGGATCGCGGAAATCATCATTGGTAAATATCGCTCTGGCCAGCCGCAGACGTTCTACATGGGATGGAAGAATGGTCATTTCGTGAATATTGACCAGCAAGAAGCCGCCAAACAGTACGCGAAAAATACTGCGGAAACGCCTAAATCAGATTGGAGAGGATGATGAACAAAAAGCAAATATCCATCTTGGAAAAAGCATGGGATGCAGAAATTTCCTGTGCTCTTAAAGAAATTCCATTACCAATCATACAGACGAAATCGAAAGTCGCACGGCAACTGTGTGATGACGGATTTCTCGACGAGGTTACTTTGAATTATCAGATGTCAACTTTCAAGGGATACCAAATTAACCACTTTGGTATTTTTGCTTACTGCCAGAGCCTCCCTGATGATATCGATATCGAAGCTATGGAGGAGAAGATGAGAAAATGAACACACGAGACAAAATACTCAACCACCTTGAAACAAACATTCCCACCTCCGCACCACAATTTGCAAAACTCCTCGGATGCCAGAAATCACATATCAACCTGCTACTGCGTGATCTTATCGCAGACGGTCAGATTGAGATTGAGCGCATCAGTAAGAGCGTTAAGTATTACCGGTTGGCATCTCTGCATCACGAGCGCACAGAAGCCGTCATGCGCTATCTGGATGAGCATGAAAGGGGAATGGCAGTTGAGATATCCACCGCAACAGGAATCGACAAGAGACTCGTTACGAAGATGCTCAAGCACCTTCATGAAAATGGTGAGCTGCATCGTGACTGGTGCCACAAGAACGCATGGGTATACAGCAAGAAGCCGGTAGGTAACTTTGGCGGAGCTAACCCACTGACTGCATTTATCAACCAGAGACTGAGAGAGGTGAGGGCATCATGAATATTGCGCTCGAAGCAATGAAGTTTGCAGCAGAAGTTCACAAAGACCAGAAACGTAAGTTCACGGGAAATCCGTACTTCAACCACCTGTCAGAAGTGGCTGGTATCGTCAGAACTGTACAATCAAAAAGCGATATCGTTCAGGCCGTTGCGTGGCTTCATGATTCCATTGAAGACCAAGGCGTCAGCGGTGAGGAAATAGAAAAGCGATTCGGAGGTCTTGTTCGTATTGCTGTAGAGGCATTATCCGATCTCGAAACCGGGACGCGTGAAGAGCGTAAGCGCTTAAGTCGAGAAAGATTGGCAGCTAAGCCCGGATGGATTCAGGACATCAAAGTAGCCGACATCATAAGCAACTGCTCAAGTGTAGCGATACATGATCCAGAATTCGCGGTTAAGTATCTTGCTGAAAAGCGGCTGATGCTCGATGTCTTCAAAAATGCCAACCCAGAGCTGGTCAAATTTGCGCGTCAAATCGTGGGTTAACACCCCAGCACGCTGATGGAGAGGAATGATGACAACGATTGGCATTCTTTACGATGATTGGACTAAAGAGCGGTTCAGGCGTCATTACAAGATGGCAAAGGTCATCCGCAACAAGCCCTATCGCAATGACTACCGCAAGGTCATGGCGAAGAACATGCAGAAGAATATCGACAAGATATTCCCGCGCGGCAAAGCGGTGTGGCGCTTACTCAAAACAAGCAGAACTATTTGGTGATGGAGATGAATATGGACGAATCAAAGCAGAAGTTCGAAAAATGGTTCGATGAGCATATGTACATCGGCAGCAAGTGCATAGCTGACCCTGCAACAAAGCGCCGAATGTTTTGCGCATGGATTGCTGCATGGCAGGCATCTCGCGCAGCTATCGAGATTGAGTTGCCATCTGGCGCAACCAAAGATGACGAAAGGCTTAGCTGTGAAACATCACATGAAGGCAGTTTTAACCTTTGCCTGCATCACGCAAGCAATGCCATCCGCTCCGCTGGAATCAAAGTGAAGGAGTGAGTATGAGGCCAACCTATGCAAATCGAGATGATCAAGACCGCAGGGGGAGTATTCGCTCCGGCGTTTGAGCATGACCTTCCCCGCCTTACCAAGTTTCAGAACGGCGAGATGTACACAGCCGAATTCAAGTTAACCCGCAATCCTGCATTCCATCGAAAAATGTTCGCGTTCTTCAACTTCTGTTTTGCTCACTGGTGCGCTAATCGTGCTGGACTTGAGCATATGGATGAGTCCACGCAATTCGACAGGTTCCGAAAAGACCTGACAATACTCGCTGGATTCTACGAGCAGACGGTGAGGTTAAACGGTGATGTGAGGACAGAAGCAAGGAGCCTGGCATACGCAAGCATGGAGCCTGATGAATTCGAGCGTTGCTACAGCGCAATGATTAACGCAGCTATCAAGCATGTGTTTGGCAAGACGAAAGACCAGAACGTGCTGAATCAGCTCTACAACTTCTTCTGAGGTAATAAATGCCAATAAAAGATTTATCCGGACAGCGGTTCGGAAGGCTTCTTGTTGTCTCTCACCATGGATTAGATAGGCAAGGCGGTGCAACGTGGTTATGTAAGTGTGACTGTGGAAAAGATTTCATCACCAGAGCAAGAACACTTTCAAGCGGAGAGGCTCTTTCGTGTGGATGCCTTCATAAGGAAAGAAGCACCAAACATGGGATGCTTAATTCGCCCACATACAAGTCGTGGCGAGCAATGATGGAACGATGCAATAACCCAAAATCAAGTGGCTACCACCGATACGGAGGGAGAGGAATAAGTTACTGCGAATCATGGGGGGACTTCAGGAATTTCCTGGCAGACATGGGGGTAAGACCAAAAGGTTGTACGCTTGATCGAATTGACAACAACGGCGATTACTTCAAAGAAAACTGCAAGTGGTCTTCACCAAGGCAGCAGTCAAGAAACAGGTGCACGAATAAGTTTGTTGATACTGAATTTGGCCGACTCTGCCTTAGGGATGCTGCGGATAAATATGGAATTAAATATAACGCTTTCCATGAGCGACTTAAGCGTGGGTGGAGCATAGAAAAGGCTTTAAAAACTCCAACACAAAAGAGGTCCAAATGAAAATGACCTGGTTTATGCACGATGAAATGAGTTACCAGGAGGCCAATGAATTAATTGAGCGGTATCAAAAGTCTGGAGTGCAGACTAGAAAATCAATTTCATTGGATATGAAGCACTTTTTGGTTTCCGCATTGTTACCAGAGTATTCCAGCGAGCCAAAGGGTAGGAGTCAGTATCAAAACAGAATGTGGAGTTAGCTATGAGCAGAGAGGCAGAATTTGCAGCTGCAAGGATGCGCCACTCAGCATGGAGCGAAAGTTATTCGGCAATCATGTCATGCCAGGCAAAGAGCAAGCGTGTGAAGCTGAAAAGAAAAGCTGTCGCATTGATATGCGCAGACCGCGCAGAAATGGCGATGCATCGATTTATCGCAGGATGCATAGAGGAGTATCCGTTATGAGCCTTATCGAAGATTATCAGGGCAGACTTGATGACTTGCTCACCGAGGCATCAGAGGACGACATCGACCCCATTGACCTGTTGGTCAACTCAATCGCCGATTACCTGGAAGGTGAACTTGAGGATGAAGAAGACAAAACGCTTTGCGTCGATTTCGGCGGAAAGAGCCTGATTATCAGCATCGTCAGCAATGACGAACAGCCAGTAAGTGAGAGGGTGCATTGATATGGACTATTCACAGTTATCAGACCAAGAAATAAACATGCTGGTAGCAAAAATCCAGCATCCAGACAAAACCTTCATTGAAAGCAAAACTCGACCTCCATCTGTTGTCTTGTTGAATCACATAAATATGTGGATTGACTACTGCAACAACCCGGCAGACGCATGGCCGATTATCGTTGAACATAAAATTTCAGTCATTAAGGATTCAGGGCTTTATCTTTGGGTGGCAACTTCTGATGCTTACTGGGTTGATGGGTACGAGTGGCAAATTTCTCAGGAGGTAATGGACGCAAACCCTCTTCGCGCCGCGATGATTGCCTTCCTCATGATGCAGGACGCCAACCATGCTTAGCCAATCCGAAGCCCAATCCTACGAGCAGCAGAGCATACGTCGAACGTTGTGCGCAGGCTGCACGAAAGAACTAGCGCCAGAGGAAACATACGCATGTTCTGAATGTGTGGATGAATGGCTGATTTATCGTGATCCGAACGGAGATATCTCAGATGGCAATATACCGGAGCAATAAATGGCTTCAGGCAGTCAGGGAGATAGATTGCTGCGTTCTGTGTGGTCGTTATGGAGTTCAGGCAGCACACCGTAACGAAGGGAAGGGAATAGGGATGAAGGTAGATGACTGTTTAACAGCAGCCCTATGTGAGCAATGCCATGCACGCATAGACAACGGAAAGGATATGACCCGGGAGGAGCGAAGGGCGGAAATGGACAGAGCCATTGTTCTGACGCTTAAGCAACTGGCTAACGGAGGGAGGTTATCGGTCAGATGAATAGATACCTGTTACAGCTACCATGGCCGCCATCCAATAATCGGTACTGGCGACACTCACGAGGTATCCACTACATCAGCGACTGGGGAAAGAGATACCGAAAAGAAGTAATCGAAATAATCCAGCAACAACAGTTAGACATCAAAATTACACCTCGCATCAAAATCACCATCCACGCAGCACCTCCCGATAACCGCAAACGAGATTTGGACAATCTGCCCAAAGCCGTTTTTGACGCACTCACCAGTGCGGGCTTCTGGCTGGATGACGGTCAGATAGACGATATGCGCATCAAGCGCTGTCAGGCGATTAAAGGCGGAATGCTTGTGCTGGTAGTTACTGAGACGTGTGGAAGCTTGCCAATGATTACAGAACTACTGGAGGCCGCATGAAAAAGGCGCTGTATGGAGCTGGCGGCCCAATAACTGATGGAAATTTTAACCCAATCATAGTTACCCGAAAGCAGGCCCAAAGAGAGGCAAGCATTGCAGCATCGAAGACAGTCAAAAGAGGATTGAGCGATTACGCAGAAGGGCATGTATTCGAAACAGATTCTTACTACCGAATCAACGTTAGCGTAAGCAAGCCAAGAGGGAAAATGCAATGAACCTGGAAAACGCAGTCAAATTTCACTTCGCGAAGTCCACACAGATAAACGATACGCCGCGTGCAACATCCTCAGAGACGTTAACCGGTACTGATGTGATGGCTGCCATGGGGATGACACAAAGTCGCGCCACGTTGGGTTACAGCGCGTTTTTAGGGAAGATGGATATCAGCAGCAATGACCGTGAGAAAGCTATTGAACTGCTGACCCAATATGCACTTGAGCACTGCGATAAGGTTGCCGCCTTACGTAAGCTCGAAAATGATATTAAGTCAAAGGTAATGCAAGTGCTCGCAACATTCGCATTCGCTGACTATTCCAGAAGCGCTGCCAGTACACGAACCTGTGATTGCTGCGGCGGGAATAAGTTTGTCGATGCAGAAGTCATGACGATGAAAAGCATCGGGCAGCCGTACCTGGAAGAGCGCAAGGAAACGGTGAAGGTGCTGTGCCACAAGTGCAAAGGGAAGGGAGTGCTGACCAATGCCTGCCAGTGCAACGGCAAAGGTGTGGTGGTAGACAAAGAGAAAACTTTTCTACAGGGCGGCGTTCCTGCATATAAAACATGCGGACGCTGCAATGGGCGTGGATATGCTCGATTGCTGCCTGATAGTGTTCGCCAGTATATCTGCGCTACGGTGATTGATGTGCCTGAAACCACATGGCGCAGGTCATACAAGGATTTCTTTGAAAGCCTGGTTAGTGAGTGCATTAAGCAGGAGGAGTATGCAAATCAGATGTTGAGCAAAGTCACTCGCTAGTAAATATTTTCTACGAAATAGGATTTATCTAGAAATTCACACTTTACAAAGTGGCGATATTTGTTTAATCTGAAACCAATGATGGAGTAGTGCAGTCATTCGATAGCCCTGAGTTAATAGCTCGGGGCTTTTTGCGTTTTAAGCACGACCTTTCTGAAAGCGCATCCCGCCAAATACCAGACAGACAAAACCCTCACCTTATCCGCTGTGGCTACGGTGGTGGTGCGCTTTCACCCCCTCTGCGCATCTCACGCGCATATCAACGAGAGCCTTTCAGTAAGCGAGCCTGAGAAATGCCGTTATAGGTGGCGACCTCTCTCGGGCGGCTTTTCTGTGAGACAGGCTCACTTTCTAAAAGGTAAAGACGCTATGAATAATCCGTCAGTTATTCCGGCCTTCGACTTCCGCGAAATGGTCACGACTCTCGATAACAAGATAATCACCACATCACTCAAGGTGGCGGACTACTTTGGCAAGCGACACAAAGACGTTTTGCGCGCCATTCGTAACCTGAAATGCTCCGACGACTTCACCCAGCGCAATTTTGCGCCCATTGATTTCATTGATAAAAATGGCGATGTACAGCCTATGTATAACATCACCCGCGACGGATGCATGATGCTCGTGATGGGATTCACTGGAAAAACGGCTGCCGCGGTAAAGGAGTGCTACATCAATGCCTTTAACTGGATGGCCGAGCAACTAAGCCGACGGATGGCGATGGGCGAAGAGATGCAGCACCGCTACGCCATCAAAGAAACGCGGTCAAAGCTGAAAGGCACGATCGGCAGCCGGTTGATGAACGAGCGTAAGAAAGAGAAGCGCGTTCTGGCGGTAGAACATGAGCACATCATGCAGGTTACGCAGCCAGAATTGCTGATTAATTGAAGATGTCATTACAAAGCGTCTATATCTGGGCGCTTGGTAATGACCAAAAAGAAAACCCGCTCAATGGCGGGCTTCGTGAAGATGGGTGGCAAGAGACTGCGCTAACAGCCTCTTGCCTGATTTGCTCATGCCTTTAGTCACGAACAAACCACGTTACCGCAAAATGTATCCTGGATTTGTTCACTCAACAACCACGTTAATTCCTAATTAGAACAAATCCCCCAATTATTTGGGGTCGCTTATATGCGCCCTGGTAGTCTCATGCCAGACGCTTCAACAGGCCACCGCATGGTGGAGACTACGCAATGGCAAACGGAATGGAAATCATTCTGGCATTGCTGCTCGCGCTCATCATGACTTTGGCTGGTTCGTTGGCTAAGTACGCTAACAGGCCTGTTGCTGAACGCACAGGTTTATACAGTCATATGATCGTATCGCTCTTTGCCGGAATGATGATGGCCCTGTGGGGGCTTCACGAACAATGGTCACTCTATTTGCTGGGCATCGGATGCGGTGCTGCTGGTTGGCAAGGTGCGGCGATAATCAGGCGCATCAACCCACCTGGCTTTGGTCAGAGTGACAACGGTGACGAGAATGGCAAGAACTGAAATCCGATTTGGCAAGTACGTCCTCGACGTTCTTCCGGTGGTGTTCATCGTCCTTACTGCGATGCTTTGTGGGCAGTTCCAGCGAAGCATAGACACAAACGACGACGCAATGAAGCTCGTAAAAGACCTCAACAGGCAGCGAACAGCTGCAGAAATGAGAGCGCTTAGGGCAGAGAAGAAAGCAGCCAAGCAAGAGCCAGGGGCGATGAACGTCATAGTTATCCAGCCAGAGAAGCGGCATCCACAACAATACCCGGAGCGCATCTTCGCTGATGTGTCAGAGAAGCTATGAGTCAGATAATTCCCTTACTGAATTACGAAGAAGGCTATCGTGAAAAGCCATACATCGATACTGAAGGTTATCCAACAGTGGCATGCGGTATCAAGATTGGCCCTAAGGGCGCTACGTTGAGTAACTACACCTTCACAGTGCAAAAAGAAGTTGGTGATGTCTGGTTGGAATCTTTCGTCAGCAAGACAATCGGCAATATGAATTCTAACCCATCCATTGTTGCTGCTCTTAAAGCATGCAATGAACAGCGCCGGGACATCCTTATCAGCATGGCCTATCAGATGGGTGTTAACGGGCTAGCAGGGTTTAAAAACACGTTAGCCATGGTTGCATCCGGTAATTTCTCTGGCGCGGCAAATGGCATGCTCTCCAGCGCATGGGCAAGGCAAACGCCTAACCGTGCTAAGCGTCATGCAGAGGTTATGAAGACAGGTGAAATGACTGTCTATGCGGGGTTGCTGTAATGAAACTCGTTGATGACTGGAATAAGGCCTGGAAGTGGTTCAGCGTGCATGCGCTGGTTATAGCGGGGATCCTCCCGACAGTCTGGCTAGAACTGCCTCCAGATCTGAAATCATCCATCCCACCTGGAGCCATGAGTACCATAACCGCTGTAATCGCGGCATGTGGCGTCATAGGGCGACTGGTAAGCCAGGAGAAAAAGCAATGAGCTCAATTCTCGCTGTGGGTTGGGAGTGGCTGGCTGGGGCCCTGGCTATTGCCGTGGCAGTTATCGCTGCCTGGCATGGAGGCAAGTCAAAAGGAACTACCGAGACACAAGCCAAGGCTGATGTGAAAGAGGCTAAGACCGAAACACAGCAAGCGCAGGCAATCACCGAGAAGCAATCAGAAACCATCAAGGCGGTTAAGAATGTGGAGCAAACCAACCAGTCTCTTTCTGATGACGCTGCTCGTGACCGCATGCAGCAGTCAAAATACCACTCCGCCGATTAAATACGTGTACGTGGATAATGCCTGTACAGCATTCAAGCCAATCATCACTCATGGGAGCGACCCGGATGTGATGGATGCACGAACAGTGAAGGCAATCAACGTGCATAACGACACATGGGATAGTCTGTGCGCTAAACAAATATCCCCACAAACGGATAAGCAATGAATTATCCCATCCAAGGGATATCAACCTGGAGAAAGCGGAATGGCCATTACAGCGTGTCAGATTCTTCAGTCCAGTGACTACGGCGCAATAAACCAAATGATGACCTCCGCTATGAGTGGCGGCTGGAAACCAATGGGACGCCTTGTAGTGACTGACTCACCCCGTGATTTTTATCAAATGATGTATCAAGGGACGGATGTAGAAATTGAGTCCTATCAGGCGATCGTAAGTAATGGTGATTCCGTCCCAGTTAAAACCAGCGGCGGTACAATAAGCGACACTGGCACACTAACCATCTCGCAAGGTTCAATCACTGCAGCAACTCTGCCAGCCACATCGACAATCGTTAAGAACGCAGATGCCAACATAAACATTCTGGCAGCGACAGGCTCAACGCAGCTCGCCACAAACCAAACGGCGGAAGTATCAGCTGGCCAGCTAGCGTCAGTGCGCATGACCGCCACTATGACTGTGGTGAAGAATAACGATTCAACCCCTGTAACTAACTCTGCTGCCGCTGCAATAGCGAGTGGTACTGCAACAGTTGCAGCTAACGCGGTAACCCGGGTAGCTCTACCAGCCACCGTAGGTGCGCTACAAAATAATCAGGCCGTATCGATTTCAGTGAATGCCGGGATTCTGATTTCTATCGGTACAGCAACACGAACAGTTACGCCAACAGTAACTAATGGCGTGGTAACAGCTATCGCAATTACATAAGCATTACAGAAGCTCTTCAATGAGGGGCTTCGATAATGACAAAGGAGAGAAACATGGCCAGGCCGACTAAGTATCAGGAGGCGTATGCCGAGCAGGCGCGCAAGCTGTGCTTACTCGGCTACACCGATGTGGAATTAGCTGACTTCTTTGAGGTTAGTGAGGCAACAATAAACAACTGGAAACATGAGTTCCCTGAATTTCTGGAGTCCATAAAAAAGGGGAAAGCAGTCGCCGATGGTGAAGTAGTTGCAAAGCTCTTTCATCGAGCAACTGGTTATGAGCATCCAGAGGATGATATCAGGACTGTTGATGGCTCAATCGTGATCACTCCAACAGTTAAGCACTACGCTCCCGATACTACAGCGGCTATATTCTGGCTTAAGAATCGCCAGCCTAAAACATGGCGCGATAAGCAAGAAGTGGAGCAGTCAGGTGATTTGGGTCTGACAGTCAACATTAAGAGGTTCACACCAGATGGAGATAAATCTTCCTAACAACTGGTCACCTCGCCACTACCAGATGCCTCTATGGGGCGCTCTCGAGTCAGGGATTAAACGTGCAGTAGTTTGCTGGCCACGTCGCGCTGGTAAGGACGATCTCTGCCTGCACTGGTCTGCTATTCAATGCATGACAAAGGTTGGCAACTACATCCACTGCCTACCGCAAGCCAACCAAGCACGCCGAGCTATATGGGATGCAGTAAACCCACACTCTGGGCGTCGACGTATCGATGAAGCTTTTCCTGAAGCTATACGCGCATCAGTTCGCACAGATGAGATGAAGATCACCTTCGTCAATGGCTCAACATGGCAGGTTGTCGGCTCTGACAACTACTCGGCGCTTATCGGTTCTGCATACCTTGGTGTTGTGTTCTCTGAATACGCGCTTAGCAACCCAAACGCTTACGCATTCCTTCGACCTATTCTGGCAGAAAACGGTGGGTGGGCTTTATTCATTTCAACCCCCCGCGGCAGAAATCACTTCCACAAACTATTCCTTGGCGCAGAGAAGAGTGATGGCTGGTTTGCAGAGCATCTATCTGCAGAGACTACTGGGCACATTAAATCAGAAGTCCTGGCTAATGAGCTGGCAGAGATGATTGATGAACGCGGAGAGGAAGAGGGGAAAGCGCTATACGAGCAGGAATATCTTTGCTCATGGGATGCGGCGATACCAGGCGCTTACTACTCGCGACTTCTCGCTACAGCAACCAAAGAAGAGCGCGTTACGAACGTGCCATATGACCCAGCGTTTCCTGTCTACACAGCGTGGGACTTGGGTATAGGCGACTCTACTGCCATCTGGTTTGCACAGATGATTGGCAGGGAAATGCGCGTTATCGACTTCTACGAGGCTTCAGGTGTTGGCCTAGACCATTACGCCAAGGTTATCAAAGACAAGCCATACAGCTACGAGAGGCACATTCTGCCTCACGATGTAATGGCATCAGAACTTGGAACTGGGACAACGCGATTCGAAACGCTAAGAAAGCTGGGGATTAGATCAGAGGTATTACCAGCATCTCGTGTTGATGACGGTATCAGCGCGGTTCGCATGCTTCTTCCTCGTTGCTGGTTCGACAAGACCAAGTGCGAGAAGGGGCTCAACGCCCTAGCACAGTATCAGCGTGAATGGGACGAGAAGGCTAAATCCTATAAGCCACGTCCGCTTCATGACTGGACGTCACACGCATCTGATGCTTTCCGCTATCTCGCAGTCGGCACAGAGCGCTTCAGGCCAGAGAAGCGAGACCGCAATCGGCCTCAAATGGCTAACACAGAATACAACCTCTTCGGGTGAATCATGAGCGAAGCATTAAAACCAGTCACTGCAATTATCGGTGGGGTTGGTAGTGCGCTTGGTTTAGGTAGCACAGCGACTCCAACCATTAAGACAGCAGATCCAATTCAACAGGATGCGTCAATCAGTCAGGCAGATGATGTGCTACGTCGCCGGCAGAGGCAAGGCGTAAACGCGAACATGTTGTCAGGGCCAGGCGGCGATAGCTCTTCAAGCTCCACAGGGCAGAAAACTCTTTTAGGTGGTTAAGATGGATAAAAGCCAGGAAGAAATGCTGAACCAGATTATGCGTGACCAGTCCTCTATGGAGGTATCGCGTAAGACATGGGAGCAGCATTGGGAGGAAGTCGCGGAACGCTGCCTGCCTCGCGCTTCTGGCTTCACCCGGAAGAAGCAAGATGGCTCGAAGCGTAACGAGAAAGCGATAGATTCAACTCCAATCCTTGCCCTTGAGCGATTTGCGGCAGCAATGGAGTCAGTCATCACCCCGCGCACACAAACGTGGCATGGGCTGCAGAACGAACGATTCGCTGATGACAGTGAGGTTCAGGAGTATTACGAAGAATGTACCAAGGTGCTGTTCAGGGTGCGCTATGCACCTCATGCGAACTTCGCCAACCAACAGAGCGAGAACTACGTATCTGTAGGAGCATTTGGCAATGGCTGCATCTTCGTAGATGAAGTTCCGGGAAAGGGTACGCGGTATATCTGCTACCCGCTGCAGGAAATTTACTTCGAAGAAAACTATCAGGGCATTATTGACCTGGTGCATCGCAAGTTCTGTCTCACCGCTCGCCAGGCTGTCCAGCAGTTTGGTAAAGGCAATCTTCCTGACTTCATTCAACGAGCTTCTGAAAACTCACCGCTTACTAAGTATGAGTTCGTACATCGGGTGTGGCCTAACGATAACGTTCGCTACGGTGCTGACGGAGAGCCTGTTCCTGGTCCTGATGGCATGCCATGGAAGTCGGTATATATAAGCCTGTCGGGCAAGAAGTTAGTCCGCGAAAGTGGCTATCACACGATGCCTTATTGCATCGCACGCTACTACAAATCGCCCGGTGAAACATACGGTCGTGGGCCAGGCATGACGGCGTTGCCTGATATCAAAGTCCTGAATGAGATGAACAAAGAGACGCTCATAGGCGCTCAACTGGCTAACCGTCCTCCTGTTCTGGTTGCTGATGATGGTGTTCTTGATGCCTTCTCACTTGTGCCTGGTAGCATCAACGCGGGGGCAGTCAGCCCGACAGGGTCGCCTCTTGCGTTGCCATTCAATACTGGCTCTCAACCGCAACTTGGTCTTGAGATGATGGACCAGAAACGCCAGCTGATTAACGATATCTTCCTGGTGACTCTCTTCCAGATCCTGGTTCAGAACCCAAACATGACCGCTACAGAGGCCATGCTAAGGGCGCAGGAGAAGGGGCAGCTATTAGCCCCTACTGCTGGGCGCATCATGTCCGAGCAGCTTGGCCCTATGATTGAGCGTGAGGTTGACATCTGCGCTCGCATGGGCCTGTTCCCTGACCCACCTCGACAGCTTCTTGAAGCAGGCATGGAATTCGACATTGACTATAAGTCTCCGTTGATTCGCATGCAGAAGAGCGATGAGGGTTCAGGTATTGCGCAGACGCTTCAGATTGCAACATCCGTAGCTCAATTCCAGCCTGACGTTATGCAGATGTTTAAATACGGAGACATCATGCGTGAGTTTGCTGATATCAACGGCATGCCTCGCTCGCTGCTTCTTGATCCGGAAGAGGAAGCAGTAGCCAAAGCTGCAGCACAGCAACAACAGCAACTGGCAAATCTCCTTCAGGCAGCGCCAAACATCGCAAGCACAGCAGACAAACTGGCATCAGCAGAACAGAAATTTAACACCCCGCTTCCCGCACCACAGTAAGAGAAACCCATGACCAAAGAGCTTATTACCGAGCGCTACCAACGCGCACGGGAGTTAGCCCTGTCCCGCGCATACCGACGCGTATTTGGTGAGCCTGGTTCACGAACGAAAGAGCAGCAGATGGTGATAGGAGACCTGATGAACTTCAGCAAGCTCCTCGCCAGCTCTGTGGCTATGTCGAAAGTGACAGGCTCTATCGATACGCACGCAACGATGCTCGCAGAAGGTCGCCGGGAAGTGGCTCACCGAATCATCAACTACACGACGCTGGATGAGACGCAAATCCTCCTGGCGATTTCGAAAATCAATGAGGCACTAAACAATGAGTCTTGATTCAACTGCTACTGATTCAACTGCGGACACAACGTCGGCAGACACGACGCAGCAGGCAACGACAACGCAGCAAGCGTCAATACTCGGAACCACTCAAACACAAACCCAGCAAACGGATTCGACCACCACTGCACAAGAGCAACCAGAGCCATTCCTTAAGGTGCTTCCAGGCGCAGACGATAAGGATGGCTGGTCTGCTCTTTACACCAAGATGGGACGCCCTGAAAGCGCTGAAGGCTATGAACTCCCAGTGCTAGAAGGTGATGCGGGTGAGTTTGCAAAAACCACTTCTCAATGGATGCATGAAGCTGGGTTGAGCAAGCAGCAAGCACAAGCTCTGGCCACTCACTGGAACTCTCATCAGGCGGCACAGGCTGAAGCTCAACAGGCAGCAATCGCTCAACAGGTAGAAAAGGACATGACCTCCATGAAGCAATCGTGGGGTGCTGACTTCGAAGCCAACAGCGCAATCGTACGCTCCGCAGTTAACACCTTCGCACCGCCTGAATTTATCGAAATGCTCGACAAGTCCGGACTGATTAACAGCCCGGTCATCGCAAACATGTTTCTGAAAATAGGCGCAGCTATCGGCGAGGACAAAGCCGCTGGAGCGTCTAAAGACCCTTCTCTCTCTGGAGAGAAAACAATCGCACAACGCCTCTGGGGCTGAGTAAAACACAATCTTTTGGAGAATTTAGATGGCTACATTAGGTGGAAAGGTCACTTTGCTCGACGTGGCAAAAACCTTAGATCCAGATGGCAAGGCAGCAGCAATTGCTGAACTGCTGTCGCAAGAAAACGAAATGCTTATCGATATGCCGTGGTATGAAGGGAACCTCCCTACCGGCCACCGCATTACAACTCGAACCGGTTTGCCGGATGTAATCTTCCGCAAACTAAACGGAGGTGTTCCACCAAGTAAAGCCACTACTGCGCAGTTAGACGAGGCGTGCGGCATTCTTGAGGGGCGTTCTGAGATTGACGTCGACCTGGCAGACCTGAATGGGAATACCGGGTCATTCCGCTTGTCACAAGCTAATGCCTTCATTGAAGCGATGAACCAGACAATGCAAAACACTGTATTGAATGGTGATACCGACATTACGCCAGAAGGGTTCCTTGGTCTCTCAAAGCGCTTTAGCTTTGCACCGACCAACGCTACTGGCGCTGCAACGAAGGTGAACGTAATTGATGCTGGCGGCACAACCAACCTGACATCTGTTTGGCTGATCGGCTGGGGTGAAAACTCTGTTCATGGCATCTATCCGAAAGGTTCAATGGCCGGACTTACCCATGAAGACCTCGGAAAAATTGACGCGTTCGACTCCAGCAACAACCGTTTCCGTGCGTATGGCGATCTGTACAAATGGAAATGCGGTATTGCGATGAAGGATTGGCGTTATGTTGTCCGCATCGCGAATATCGATACGGTAGCGCTTACCAAAAACGCCTCTGCCGGTGCTGACCTTATCGACCTCCTGACGCAAGCTCTGGAAAAAATCCACAGCCTGTCGGGTGTGTCTCCTGCGTTCTATGCTAACCGTACCATTCGCGGATTCCTGCGCCGCCAGAACGTGAACAAAGTCGCAAACGGCACCTTGCAATATGAAATGGTCGGCGGTAAGCCAGTGACCATGTTTGCAGAGGTTCCATTCCGCCGCGTTGATGCGCTGACCAACAACGAAACTCGCGTGGTTTAAGGAGCCCATATGTACGTCGATAAGTTTGCCGAGTTTTCTGATATCCAGGCGGTGACGGCCACCGCCATTTCAACAAACGTCATGGACTTAAATCCAGCTTTCAAGCTAAACACCAATGGCGTGGATATTGGTACTGGTCAGGATGTTTATCTCATCGTGCAAGTTGACGTTGCGGCTGCAGCAGCAGGTGCTGCAACGGTAGTTGTCACTCTGGAGTCATCTTCGGCTGCGGGCCTGACATCTTCCAATGTCCATCTAACAAGCAAGACGTTAGCTCTGACGGACATGACTGCAGGTAAAACTCTGATGGCTGTTAAGCTGCCTACTGATACGTATCTCCGCTTCCTGGGTGTGCGATACACAGTGGCGACCGGCCCTCTCACTGGTGGCTCATTCTCTGCATTCCTGACAACGGACGTTCAGGCGTACCGCGCTTACGCCAGGAACTACGTAGCATAATTATAGGGGCTTCGGCCCCTTCTTCATTTGGTGAGATATGGCTACCAGAATCGAGATCATCAACAGAGCATTAACGAAACTAGGAAGTGATCGACTGATGAGCGAGGCTGACGACAATGCCGCATCTCGCGCAGTTGAAGCCATCTATGACGGAACACTGGAAACTCTTCTGCGTACGTACAGATGGTCATTTGCTATTAAGCGAGCACAGTTAGCGCAACTTACTGAAGAGCCAGCATTCGGTTATCAGTTTATGTATCAACTCCCTTCCGACTGCATTCGCATTGATGCTGTCACAGATGATGTGCATCTGGACTGGTTCAATCACGAATGGTCAAGCTATCGCCTTCCGATACCTCGCTATCAGGTTGAAGGCAGAACAATCGTCACAGATATGAGCGCCGTCTTTATGCGCTATGGCGCACGCATGCCAGACCCAACAACATATGACGAGGCGTTCACAGAAGCGTTTTCCTGCAAACTTGCAGTTGAGCTATGCGAAACCATTACACAGTCTTCTACTAAGAAGCAGGCTGCACTACAGGACTTCTCATCGGCTATCTCCGCAGCTCGAAGCGCTAGCGCTATTGAACGGCCACCCATTAATCAGCAAGACACTTCCTGGTTCACATCGAGGTTATAAATGCCATCTACATCACCCGCCATCAATAGCTTTAATGCCGGTGAGTTTTCCCCGTTGATGATGGGGCAGACTGATTTCCAGAAATGGAAAAGCGGCTGCAAGAAGATGCTTAATTTCATTCCTCGCTCGCAAGGGCCAGCAGAGCGCCGAGGTGGCACGTACTTTGTCAGTGAAGTGAAAGGCTCCCCCAATAAAGTGTGGTTGGCTAAGTTCGAGTACAACACGACCCAGGCATTCATTCTTGAGTTCGGTCCAGGGTATGTTCGCTTCTTCCAGAATCATGGCGTCGCAATGAGCGGGTCTTCTCCGCTAGAAATTTCATCGCCATTCACTGCAGCAGACCTGACTAACGATGATGGTGGCTTTGGCCTTTCTATGGTGCAAAGCGCAGATGTTATTTATATCTGCACGCATGCTGGTAACAAGCCTCCGTACAAGCTATCTCGAATTAGTAATACTAACTGGACGCTTTTGCCTTTTGACTATGCCAATGCTGGCGGCCCATTTGAAACCATTAACTCTGATCGCACAGTAACGGTCTATACAAATCAGTTTCGCGTATGGTCATCTGATGGTGCTACGCGGCCAGATGGGACGCCGACAACAACCAGCCTCTGCACGATCACGTCAAACTCTCCAATCTTTTCTAGTGGAGATGTTGGTGGTCTTTTTTACATTGGTTCAGTAACAGATAACACAGATAACGGCACGGTTGGATTTGATGGTCGAATTCTCTCATGGGAGCCGCAGATCAATTATCGTCCCGGTCAGTTCACTCGCAGTGATGGCAAATATTATGAAGCCATAATGACCGCCGACGCGTTAACTGGCAGCGTGCAGCCTACATGGACTGCTGGCACTCACAATGACGGCTCACCGGGCGTCCCATGGCGGTACTCCAATGGAGGGTGGGGTGTCATTCAGATAACGTCTGTGACTAGCTCTACCGTTGCTGTTGGTAAGGTCTTACAGGAATTACCACCTCCAGTATCAAGCTCTGTTGGTAAGACATATTCGTGGGCGTTTGGCGAGTGGTCGAATACTAAAGGTTTTCCCACTAAAGTCGCATTTTATAAGGGGAGGCTGGTCTTTGCAGGGCGGAACAGGCTCTGGTTCTCCGTTGCATCAGACTACGAAAACTTCACACCAATGACTGATGGCTATCAGGTGCAAACAGATGACGGGATTAATGTCCAGGTAGAGGCCGATGCAACGAACACAATCCAGTGGCTTGCATCAAGTTCATCTCTATTAGTTGGCACAGCAAACAGTGAATTATCCTGTTCGCCGTCAACAACTACCGCGGCGTTTGGGCCCGACAACATTCAGATAACTCAAGAGTCTAAATATGGCTCAAAGGGCGTCAACTCGATCATCGTTGGCGATACGGTGCTGTTTATCCAGCGAGCAGGTAGAAAGGTAAGAGCGGTAACAGCCGACTATCAGAGCGCATCTTATAGCTCGGTAGACCTGTCTGTGATTGCAGAGCACATCACATCTACTGGTATATCTGATTTCGCATGGCAGCAGGAGCCTGATTGTGTTGTTTGGGTAGTATTGAAAAGCGGAGAGCTCGTTGGTCTGACATACAACGCAGAGCAAGAGGTGATCGCCTGGCATCGTCATGACGTCAGTGGCTTTGTTGAGTCTGTGGCCTCAATACCAGATCCGAATGGCAACCGTGATGATTTGTGGATTGTTGTTCGCAGAACCATTAATGGCGCTACAAAGCGATATGTTGAGTACATGCACTCAACATGGGATGCATACACAGAATCTCTAGGAGAGGCGTTCTACGTAGATTGCGGGCTGTTATATAACGGGAGCGCTACAACAACCCTATCTGGACTTGGTCATCTCGAAGGCGAGACGGTATCAATATTGACTGATGGAGCAGTACATCCAGACCGCGTTGTCACTTCAGGGGCTATTAGCCTCGACTGGGAAACATCCAGAGCTAGTGTAGGACTTCCTTTCACTTCAGAACTGGTGACCCTTCCTATTGAGGCTGGCGGGACTGCAGGAACTGCGCAGAGCAAAACTAAGCGTGTCAATGAGATGGCGATTCGTTTTGTAAATACCCTTGGCGGCAAGTCTGGAATAGAAGGCAACCAGTATCTGGATACCATTCCATCACGAGATTATCACGACCTAATGGACCAGGGGCCTGGTGCATTCACTGACGACAGAAAGCTCGTCATGCCTAGCCAGTACGACACAAATGCATGTGTTCGTGTTGTTCAGGCGCAGCCTTTGCCGATGACTGTGTGTGCAATGTATCCACGAATCTGGACGACAGGCGAATGAAGATAATTGATTTTGAACCAGAACACGTTCTGCAACTTACCCCTCAAAAACGTCAATCATATCTAAACCTCTCACTTGAGTACGGGCAATACCTTGCAACAGGCACGTGCTTTACTGGAATTCATGATGGGAGAGTGGTCGCTATAGGCGGTATTTTGCCAATCTTTGAGGGCCGCGGATTCCTTCATTTGATAGTAGCGGATGGAATTCCACACCAGTGGGTAAAGCTCTACCGTGCAGCCAGGAGATTGATTAAAGCTGTCGAAGGTGAATACGTGAGGCTTGAGGCATTGAGTACATTCCCAGAGGCTGACAGGTGGCATGAATTGCTTGGCTTTGAGTTTGAGGGAGTCCTCCGAAAGGTAATGCCTGACGGATCTGACGCTAAGTCATACAGCATTGTGAGGTAGATATGGTTGCTGCATTACCATGGATTGCGGGAGGTGCTGCTGGCCTTAGTGCTGTGAGCGGCATTACAAACGCACAGGCTCAATCTAAGCAGAGCAAAGTAAATGCCGGACTTCTGGATAAGCAGGCAAACAACGTCGCTTTGCAAACAGGCTCACAGGTCGGACAGATTCGGCGGCAAGGTGCGAATGTGCTTGCTGACCAGTCGGCGGGATTTGCAGATAACGGAACAGGTACTGGAGGGTCGAATGCATTAATTCAACGCTCAACAGCTATCGATACAGAGATGGATGCAGCTAATGCTGATTATAACGGAAGGCTGCAAATGACTGACCTGCAGAACCAGGCCAGCGGTATGAGGGCTACAGCTAAAAACCAGAGGCCAGGCCTGCTTAGCATTGTAGGTGGAGCTGCAAATACAGCCGGTAGCTATTACGGAACCAAATCACTACTCAAGGGTTAATATGGCCAGAATCCCTGTTTACCAGAGCCAGGTTGGAATCAGGGCTGCTGGCCCATCACCTGTGCAATATCAGACCCAATCAACTGACCAGCAGATTTTCAGCCAGGGTGTTAATAGCTTCGTAGATGCTGCTGTGCGCCTTGGTCGTCAGGAGCAGTCAGTTAATGACACCAGGAATTTGACGGACTTTGCCAACGCGCAGAATGATCTTAATCAGGCGCTGTCAGATGCACGCAATCAGTCTAAAACCGGCATCGACTACATTCCTGCGGCATCGTCACTTGCACAGCAGCACGAAAACGAATTCTACGCCAATCATCCTGATATGTCGGAACAGCAGAAAGGCGAATATGCTTTGCGCTGGGCTCAGCTTCGAGGTGGCATTGAAAGCAATGCTATAAACTGGGGTCAAGGTCAGGCTAAGGCTATCTCGGTATCCAACTTTGAAGATAGTGCAGCAGCTGTTGGTAATACCATTCTACAAGACCCAAACCAAGCTAAAGCCCTGGCCGATGCTCACCTTCAGGCTATTGACCAGAGCGATCTAGACCCAGCCACCAAGAATCAACTGGCAAGCAAATCTCGCAACATGTGGGCTTTAGCTGCGGCGCAGAACGGAATCAATACCAATCCTCAACAGGTAATTGACCAGGAATCTACCTTCCGCACTGTTCAGCAGGTGGGTGGCTCGGATGCAGGTGACAACCCGGCTGGTTCTAGTGGAACGCTAGCCACGAGAAACAATAATCCTCTCAACATCCGTTACTCTTCCAGTAACAACTGGAATGGAAAAGGTTCGGATAATGGTAGCGGATTTGAAAACTTCGAAAGTGCAGACCACGGATTGCGTGCTGGCTTAAAGCTTATGCGTAACCATATTTCAAATGGCAATGACACTTTAAGCTCTCTCATTCGCACCTGGGCTCCAGCGAAGGACAAGAATGACCCTGTCCAGTATGCACAGTTTGTAAGCTCTAAAACTGGCATACCTGTTGATGAAAAACTTGATCCTAACAATCCACAGCAAATGCAAACCATAGCTAAAGCAATGGCGCAGCAGGAAGGTTACAAAGCCAATATCAGTGATGGTCAGCTTAACAGAGCCTGGAATTCGCTCAACGACCCTTCACAGCTAGCTCCAGGCGTGCCGTGGGGCCAACTAACGCCGCAGCAGACAAACACAGTAATCAATCAGGCCCAAGCCAAAGTAGACCAGCAGAATACCCAGACTCGCATGCTGATGCAGAACCAATTACAGGATGATGTCGCTAAGGTTCAGCAGGGAATTCCTGTATCAGACCCTGTTTCGCGAGAATCATGGATGGCTACTGCACCAGTAGACGCAACGCCCCAGCAGATAGAATTGCTGAATAAGCAATATAACCAGTACGCACTCAACCTTAGCCTTCAGGGTGTGTATTCAGATATCAACACAAAATCAGCCGCAGAAGGACTCGCAGCAGTACAGAGCACAAAGCCAGCGGGTATTGATACTGACTTCGCAGTTCGGCAGCAGCGTTACGAGCAGGCAGCGCAGAAATATCAGCAGGTGATTAACGCACGCGAGAAAGACCCAGGCGGATGGCTGGCGCAAAACTCACCAGAGGTGAGAGAGGCGTATGCAGCTTATTCGCAGGACCCATCACAGGGAGAGAGATTTGCGCAGGCTGTAATGGTCGACAAGAGTCGCCTTGGTATTAAGAGTAAGGACATCATTCCTGACTCTATGTCAGATGCCATTCTTCAAACAATCGATACCAGCAAAGAGCAAAGCGTTTCAGCTATTCAGCAAATAGGTGCACAGTTCGGCCAATATTCACAGCAGGTTATGCAGCAAGTGCAGAAGAAAGCAGGCCCTGCATTGCAGGTTGTGATGGCCACGGAAAACTCTCGGGCGGCAAATGCGTTGTGGCAAAACCGCAACGTTAAAACCTCCGACCTGAGAGACTCTATCAACACTGCAGCCGCGGGTTCAGCAGATAGCGCAGATACGGAGTGGGCTTCACAGTCGAAAGACTTCGCGGCCACGATGGTTGTACAGCCTGGAGGGGTAGGGGTCTGGAATAACTTCAATGACCAGGGGCGTCGGCTTACGTATCTGAATATGCAGAAAGGAATGAGCGCTAGCGATGCTTCAAAGCAGGCTTTTCAGGATGTGCTTGGTTCGCAATATCAGACTAAAGGAACGTGGCGTCTTCCAGTTAAAAACAACCTTGATGTCGATGATGTGAGTGATGGTGTGAATGCTTTCATGGATAAGTTGAAGCCTGAAGACATTATTCCATTACTTGGTGATTCACGAGTGAGCGAAGACGTTAACAGGTCGCAAAGTCTTAGCCGCATCAAAGACAATGCAGAGTGGGTGACAAACTCTGACGAAACTGGATTGATGATGACGCTGAATGGACTTGTTGTTAATGGCTCAAATGGAGTGCCAATAACCGTTCCATTCTCTGACCTGGCTAAGCTTGGGCAGCAGAATCGCAGCACCACTAACAAGCTCACCAAGTTCGTCACAAGCCCCGTTACGTACACCCCTGGACAAACCAAAGGTCGCACGTTGGCAGACCAGAGGGAGCAGCTAATTAACACCTTTAATCAGGGCCAGCAGATAAGCAGGTAACCATGCCGATTTATACAGACGATCCGGGTTCTGGTATCAACCAGCCATTAAGCAATGTTGAATCGGGGCTCGGTGAGTCTCTGTCGGCATCATTTGCACAAGGGTTCAGGGAAGGGCCCTTGATGTCGGGCATCAGGTTTGCACAAGCAGACCAATATGCCAATGACCCTAATTCACCTGTAATCAGCAAAACAGAAGCAGATGCAAAGCTTAAAGAGCTTGGCGTTAAGAGCATTAACATACCTGAATCTGGCGTGACGCAGGCCTTCATGGACCATGTCACACAAGAGCGAAAGGAGGCTCTTGCACGCAATCAGATTGCTTCATCTGCACCATCTGGATTTATCAATACGCCGCTTAACTTCATGGCCGGACTTGCCGGTTCCATGGCTGACCCTGCTAACCTTGCTATCGGTCTTGTTCCATTTGCCGGAGAAGCAAAAGCGGCAACGGTGCTAGGTCGTTTTGGTGAGCGTTTCATTCAAGGCGCTGGATATGGCGCTGCGCAAACAGCTGTCGCCATTCCATTCACAGCACTAGCTGCGGCATCAGATGGAGAAGATTACACGCTTGGAAATGCCATGGAAAACATCTTCATGGGCATGGTAGGTGGTGGTCTTATTCATGCAGGTGGTGGAGTCATAGCTGATATTGTCAGAGGGCCAAGGAAATCACCACCCTCTCCAGTTGAAGAAACCACTATAGAAGCGGCTCCTTTACAGGAATCACCAACAAGAACAAACGTTAATATTGAAGATGATAACCCTTCTTCTGTTCTATCAAGGCAGATAGATCAGTATGCAGATGATTATTCATATAATAGAGCTTACGATGAAGTAATAACATCAAGACGCGAAGAGCTTCAGTACCTTCAAGAAGGGTTTAGCAACAATGTCGCCGACCTTAGGTCTGAAATTTCGGCTAATAATCACAGCGCATCATTGCTGGATGGGTCATTAAGCGACAGAACAAAGGCCTACCAGCAGCAGAGAATGTCTTTCAAGCAGGCCAAGTCACAGGCAATGAAAGATATCCAGCGTGAAAAAGAATCTATTTCATCCAGAAATGAAGAGCTTCAATCAACCATAGAGCGAAACTCGGCGGCAGAAAGAGCAAGATCTGAGGAGGCTGCAATTGGTCGTGGAGAGATAACTGACGAGATTAAAAATCGTATAGAGTCTCGCGCCCAAGAGGTCAGGTCTGCTTTCAATATCACAAACCCTAGCCAATGGGTAAAAACAGCATCACAACGTATTGATTCAGCCAACTGGACGCAGCGTGAGAATGCATTTCGTGCAGGAATCTCTCACATGTTGCAGGGTCGGACGCCAGACATTGAGCCATTCTTTGATCTTCATCGCACTGACCTGCGAGCAACTGCGTTCGACCAGATTAAGCAGGGGCCGCGCCCTGACATTGATGAGCCAACAGTGCGGTCAAGTGCCGACGCAGACATGCAATATCAACGTGCGCAGAAGAATGATGACCTTATCAATGCCCAGGAAGATTTCGATGCTGAACTTCAAATGGCGAGAAATATGGTTGATGACCTTGATTCTCCCGAACTCAAATCAGCGTTAGAAAATATCCAGAAAGAAGCCAATGACGACAGCTTTATTAAAGGCATTCAGGCCTATGCTACCTGTATGCTCAGGAGAATTTAATGGCTAACCAGTTCCTGACTCAATGCGAGCAGACAGTCAATAAAGCTGCAGGGCGAGACCTTTCAGAGGAAGAGATGGGTCGCCTTGTGTCAGCAATGGAAAACACAGTAAAGCGCATCAGAGCAGAGAACGAAGGCATCTCGCTTGAGGCCGCAGCATTACGTGCAGCTGAAGATATCAGTAACGCGGAAAAGCTGTCTAACGTCATTGAAGCTCGCAATAAGGCGCTTAATACTCGCATTGCGGCACAGCGCCTTGCTTTCATCCGTGACTCGTTCCCTGACCGTCCGGACATTGGCCTTTCTGCCATTCTTGTTGGGCGCAACGAAGCGCGTACAGGAAGTCGCTCTTCTGCATCCGCAGAACAGTTTCAGTTGCGCTCAAAGTATCTTTCAGGGCTTAACCATGACCTGGAACAGGCGGGAGTGCTGAAGTATCTTGCCAGCGGCTCTAATGATGCCGAAGTGGCAGATGCGATGTGGCGGTTGGGAAAAGGGCAGCCCACTGATGGAATGATGAAAGAGTCAGTGAAGATTGCTGAAATCATCACAAAGTGGCAGGAAGCTGCACGTCTGGACGCTAACAAGTCTGGTGCGTGGATTCGTAAGATGCCAGGTTATATAGCTCGACAAAGCCATGACATGATGAAACTCCGAAATGCAGGCTATGCCGCATGGCGTGATTCGATTCTGCCTAAGCTCGACCCTGCCACTTTCGAAGGGGTATCTGATAAAGATGCATTCTTGAGAAATGTGTATGACGGACTGGCATCTGGAGTTCACCTGGCGTCTGAAAAACCAGACTGGATGAAAGGTTTCAAGGGCTCACAGAACGTGGCTCGTCGTGCAAGCCAAGAGCGCGTGCTGCACTTCATTGATGGACGGTCATGGTTTGAGTACAACCGTGAGTTTGGAATGGGTTCAGTTCGTGAGTCTATTTATGGAGGCCTGGAGGCATCAGCTCGCAATACCGGTCTTATGCGTATTCTCGGCACCAACCCGGAGAATATGGTCAACTATCTGGCCGACACCATATCAGCAGACCTGAAAGGAAACGAGAAAGCTCTGGCTGCGTTTAACGACGCGAGACGTTCAAGCATTAAAAACCAGATGGCGGAGATTACCGGGCAAACAAACATACCTGGTTCATCCGCATTAGCTCGGTTCGGTTCCACCACTCGCGCCGTGGACTCTATGCTGAAACTTGGCGGTGCCATGATTTCATCATTCAACGACCTTGCCAGCAATGCACTGGAACTTAGGTATCAGGGAAAGAACTTCATGTCAGCTCTTACAGAGTCGATTCAAGGACGACTGAAGCGCTACTCAACTGACGAGCAGAAAGAGATTTTAAGCTCTCTTGGTGTGTACGCTGATTCGATGCGTGATGAGATACTGCAGCGCTTCTCCGGTGATGTAACTCTTCCTGGTAAGGTTGCAAGGCTTCAGCGTCAGTTCTTCCGTCTTAACGGTCTGAACTGGTGGACTGATGCCTCTCGTAACACTACAGCTACGATGACATCTCACTGGCTGGCAGGAAACGCAAAGTCACCGCACGCCTCACTCAATTCAGACCTGAAAAGAGCATTAGACCTGCATGGCATCGGTGAAGCTGAGTGGAATATCTATCGCACGATGGATATGAAAGGATCAGAGGGCCGAACATTTATGACGCCTGATGGAATAGAGTCCGTTCCTGATGATGTGATCGCAAAATATGTATCAGACAGGAATGTCACTGTGAATGAGCGCAGCATTGCTAATGCTCGCTCTGACTTGGGTGACAAGCTGCGTGGCTACATTCTCGATCGCGTAATGGTGGCGATGACCGAACCAACAGCGCGCACTCGTGCGCTTATGAAGCAGGGGACGCAACCAGGTACAGTTCAGGGCGAACTTGTTCGATTTATTGGTCAGTACAAATCGTTCACTGCATCTTTCATGCAGCAGGCGTTAGGGCGAGAGGTATTTGGTAGAGGTTATACTCCAGCACCATTAGGTGAAAGCCGTTGGGGTAGTGTGACTAATGCTCTGTTCAAAAGCGGTAAAGGTGAGATGGTTGGCCTTGCTCAGGTTGCTTTATGGATGACGTTCTTTGGCTACCTGTCGATGCAAACAAAGCTGATGCTGAAAGGTCAAACTCCTCGACCGGCAGATGCAAAGACATTCCTGGCAGCGGCGGCACAAGGTGGTGGGTTAGGAATTTTTGGCGACTTCCTGTTTGGTGAGGCTAACCGTTTTGGTAATGGCCCTATAACTTCCTTAGCTGGCCCGGTGGCAGGTTCTGCTGACCAGTTGGTAACTCTGTTCCAGAAGGCTCGCTCTGGCGATGCAAAAGCTGGAGATTTCTTCAGGTTCACTGTAGATCATACGCCATTCATTAACTTGTTCTGGTCGCGCCCCATTCTTAACTACCTATTCCTTAACCAGTTGCAAGAGTCCTTATCTCCTGGCTCACTCCATCGCTATGAGCAGAATATCAGGAAGAATCAGGGGAATGATTTCCTTATCCCTCCTTCTCAGTTCATGCTTGGGCGTTAAAGGATTTTATATACCCCCCAAATAGCCAATGGCAATCCGGTACAGATTAAAAAAAACTGGAATGTTTCCATGTTGAAGCGTCCGTATTTTTTAAAAATCATGTAGTACCAAAACGCCAGAACAGCGCCGATTACAATACCTGTAAACATATCGACCTCACAGCACCCGCTTCGGCGGGTTTTTTATTGCCAAAGTTACCGCAGCTGAATGACTGCGGGGATTACGCACGCCTGGAGACATAGATGACTGTATCATCCGCTCAAAGCTACATTGAATATAATGGAGACGGAGTAACCAAAACATTCCCGATCCCATTTTATTTCATTCTTAGTACAGATATTTCTATAACCACTACTGATGCAAACGGTACAGTAACGACGCTGATTAACGGAACAGACTACGCAGTCATAGGTGAAGGCAGCCAGTCTGGTGGTGCAGCAACTCTGAATGTGGCTCCAGCTTCAGGGGTTTTGGTGACAATCTACCGAGACCCGCCGGTAACTCAAGAGACTGCTTATTACGAAAACGGCAAATTCCCGGCGAAGTCTCATGAGAAAGCTTTGGATAAGCTGACCATGATCATCCAGTCCCTTCTCGTAAAATTAAAAAATTATAACAGCAGGTCAGTAAAGGTACCGGAAGCAGGTAATTGGGTAGCGCCTAAAATTGCGGACAGAAAGAACAAAGTTTTCACTTGGGATGACTCTGGTTATCCTGTTGCTACATTGCCGCCATCCGGGTCAGCAACTGATGTTCTGATCGAGCTAGCAAAGCCTACTGGCGCAACGAAAGTTAATACATCTAGCGGACAAACCACCCAGGCATTGTTTGACCAATTAACTGATGGAACATTTAATCTTAAGTATCGTAATTACACTGTATACGACCGCTTGGATGAAGAGATAAGCGTAGGTGCTATTGCCGGAGTTGACGTAACAGGCACCACTGACAGTACCACCGCTTTGCAGAATTTCTTTGATTTAATCAATTCAAATAATATGCGAACCGTTGTGCGATTACCGCCCGGAACTTATCTTACATCAGGTATTACTCTCAGTAATACAAGCCTGGTTATCAAAGGTTCGGGTATGTACGCTTACGGGCAATCCACGACAAAATTCAAAGCATCTGCCGCAAATACGACAATTCTAACCCTTACAGGTAATGGTTGCCGTGTAGAAAATTTGATGTTTGAGGGGTATGAGGCTGTTGCTAATTTCGGAGCCACCGAAACTTGTACAGGAATAAGACTTCAAAGGCCTAGCGGTGCTGATATTGATAGCTACATTATTAATAATGATTTCTTTGGACTTAAAAATGGTGTGATGGCCTATGGGCGAAATGTAACGCAGCGCGATAATTTATATTCTCACGTAGCATTCCCTATAACACTTAGTTATGTGTCCGGGCAGCAATTTCGTGGGCATATCGTTGAAAGTAATCGATTCCATTCTTGTGGTGGACTCGGAGCCGGTACTGACGCAACTTTAACGAATTCAGTATGTATCACTATTCTCACCAACACCACCGCTGGCACACTGGCAGATAACTATGCTGGCAACATCAGCATCACAAATAACAAATGCGATGGGGGATGTTATCAATTTTTCAAAGGCGCGTTTCATCGGTCTAGCATTATGTCCAATAACGATATCTTTCGTTGTGGGGGCGCTAACGCTATCGTTATAGATATTGATAACAGTGCCACCGTTGCAAACACGGATTATGACACCTTTATTCTTTCTAATAACGTACTCGCGTCTGATTTACCTATAGCAACCCCCCAGCAGTTTCCTGATTACGCGCTGCGTTTGACAGGAGTGCGTGGTGCCGTATTGACTGGAAACGCATGGTCTAAACTCGGTAAGCACGCAATCATATTCAACAACACTGCTGACATCATCATGTCGGGAACGCAGATTAAAAACCCGAACATGAATGTCGCAACGAATGGAGTTGTGTTTAATGCAATAGAGATAGCAAACGGTGGTAATAATATCCAAATCCTGGGTCTTGATGTGCGCTGTACTCAGGCCGCATCGCAAATCCAGTTTGTGATTAACAATGCTAGTGCAACCAACGTAATGGTTGACGATGTGGCTGCTAACGGTGCTTCAGCCTATTATAATGAGGGATCAACCGCAAGGACGCACGGAATATTAAACTTCGGCAATGGACGAAGAAAGGAGGTTTACGCAACAGCAACCAGTACCCTAACCACTGGTAACTTTGCCGTCGGGGATATCTGTTGGTTTACGACCCCGGCTGCATCTGGTACTGCATATATTGGAGCAGTATGCGTTACCGCTGGAACAGGGGCTGCGGCGGTTTGGCGTAACTTTGGAGCTTTAGTTTAACTAAAGGGCGGCTCACGCCGCCTTTTCTCCTTGATGCCGAGCGGACCATGATGCCAGTATATAAAACACGAATGCGAATAGACCGACAAGAAACTTTAGTGAGAACAAATAGAAAATCTCACCCATTGTAACCGCTCTGAATATCGAATCCATTATCTTGACACCGAAGAATATTAGGATCACATCAGATATCAAAATAGCCCTATAAAAAATGTGATATCCAATTCCTACAATGATACCCAGGATCATTGCTGGTATCACAGACAATGGGTATCCAAAGAAATATATTAGATTAACAGGGCTTCCCATCGTCATTGTGATGCCTTTGTCAGCAAACCATTGGAAGATAGACGGAGGGCTAATGACTGACATTAGATAGAATATTCCAGTTGAATATTCATCACCATTACCTATGCCAATGAAGTTTCTTAATATCTCTCCAGTTCCTTTGCTGCTCATATCTGATGAGTTATCAAGGGCCCACCACATCTGGCCTTGCAATACAATCCTGTCAACCAGTCGGTCAATGCCGCTTCCAGCTCCGCTAATCGCAATGTAACTTAGGTATGATGCAGTCATCATCGCACCAAGAAACATAACTGCTATAAATAAAAATCTTGTACTAAAGATCAACTTTCCAATGTTAACTCTTAAAAGAATCACGACAGGGATGATGAATGTCATTGTCGCATAGAGCATACCGGAAAATTTATCTCCAACGGAGAATTGCGCAAGCAATGAAATCACAAAAAGAAAAATATAGCGTCTCTTGCGAGATAGCCCATACGCGAGACCAATGAACACAGTGAATTGTGAGAGTAGGAATTTTACATACTCCGCCCATTTTGGCGCAATGTTTGCCCAGTAATAATACCTGTCTACGCCATAGTCATTTGGGTGGCCATACCTCATGTGAACGAAGAACAGGATTGCTGTGAACACAGTGAATGCTATGACTACGCAGTGAAGAAGTATTTTGTTCAGGCCTACTGACAAGCCAAACCTAACGGTGTTTACTCTACTAAGATACTTGAACGTAAAGAATGAAAAGAAGAATATCACAAAGCAAAGTGACATTATCCTTGAGGTGGCCCCACTAAGGCTTGAGTAATACTTTACCTCGCTCAACCATTGCCCTGACTCGGCAATGGCGCAGCAAATTCCAGCAGTAGTGAAGGCAAGCATAACCTGTGCTGACAGCACCCCGTAAGAGGAATTCCTTCTGATAAAGTAAATGCAACTAGAAAGCCACAGAGCTATCGAGGTATAATTTAAAAGAGAAACGCCATCAGAAAATGCAACGTTAGCCAGTATCAGGCAAAGCCATAAGCTAACAATTAAAGAAATGCCCATTATGTTAATCTCTTATTTTTATTTTAATCACAGGCTTATGGCACTCACGCCGCACCGTGATGATAAAACATCAGAACATGAGTTAACCTCATCAAGCAGTAGGCTTGAAATAACTGGACGCACTACAACCCCATCAACATCTATTGATATGTTTTGCAGGTAATCAGCGAATCCATATATGTTGACAACAGCATATCTACCGCGAAGAGACTCAAGATATTCAACGTCGATTAGATCATTTTTTACGATGAAATCACTAAACAAGCTGTCATCTTTACAATCTGGTGAAGTGTAAATTGTGTCACCGTTAGCGGATTTCAAAAAATCCAAAACTCTCATTTTGAGTGCAGTTGCATCATTTTTATTATTGCAATAATCAACGTAATTAACACCATTGAATAAATGGCATTCATCTTTCTTTTTTTGTTCTTCGTTGAAAATTTTTATGTGTGCAACATTGCTCATCGCATTTTCATATTTTGTATAAATTGAATAATGAACTTGCGACTCATTCTTTACCTTTTGCATGTCATATCTATTGCCATTTAACCTATGGAGGATATTCAACACCAGAGCCCGAGCACTCCCTTTTTTCTTGTCATTAAAGTAAGAGCTTCCAGGCAAAATGTTGGCCGTACCATCATCAAAAGTCTTCAGTGTAGCACCATTGGTAAAGCTGATTGCGTAATGAGCAAGGCTGTCATCAATGCATGCCACAAAAATTTCGTCTACAGGGCCAATCATGGAGATGAATTTACGCATTCCCCGCACGCCAGAAATGGAGCGCGCCTTCTCGATGAGGGTCGCATACTTCACCAGAGATGAAACCTTAACTAAGGCGGAGTTTGCTTTCGCATTGAAACTGTCGCATACGTAGAGCACAGCGCAGTCGTGCAGTTGGATAGATTCAGTGGCAATGATTCTTGAGGCTATGAGCACCTGTAAAGGCGTGTTACACAAAAAAAGTTTCACGGGCATACCCAGGCTAATCTGTTACTTAAGTTGGCAGGATTCTAGCACCACCGATTGAAATGATCGACAAATGCACAAACTCATAAACGACGCACGTTCTGGTGAGTTTGATGATTGCCCGGTGATGTGATGGGGAATGGTGATTTAGCATGTGCCACGTTTGTGTCACACATGGTGAATTGCCATCCTTCAACTTTGTGCCTGTGCCATTAACTTGTTATGTGCGAATGCGGTTATGGCTATATAAAACAGTTAGTTAAATGTGGTTCTACTAATTCGTAATGCGAAGGTCGTAGGTTCGACTCCTATTATCGGCACCATTTCAAGCACCTCACTTGATCACCTGAAGTTCACCAAAACCTCAATATTTTAAATGGTTACATCATTTTAGTATTTCTACGCCTGCTTCAGTTCCTTGAAATCTACAGTTACAAGGGGACTTACGGGAGAAATTGTTGTTCTGCCTAAGAGAGTTATTCACAAATTAAACCCAACGGCAGCTCAAATATCATGTATGTGAACCTGTTGTCGCGAGGCTTAAATCAGCCGCCGCTAGGCTATAGGCGGTAACAAGCGGGTGCTTTACGTTTTCTCCGTTCAGAGCTGGCCTACGTTGCCACAATGCACCCCGATGCGCCGGATGACTGGAACAAAACTGGTTTAATGTCACTCTGCCTGCTGGACGGCGAAAAACTGTAAACCCCCCAGCCCTTCAAACTTGACACTTTTTCGCGAGAAACTGGGAAAAGTGTCAACCCAACCTAACGGATCCTGACGCCTGCGAACAGCAGCTACAGCAGAAGTGTAAAGGGCTGGCGTTGAGATTTGTTGAGCCTTGGCTGTTAACTTTTGTTAATCCTGATGCGAAGCAGGGCAGGTGTCAGCCTGTTATGGTTTGTTATGCCTTACTAGGGAAAACTAGGGGTAAAGCGTCAACCGCCACCGCTTTAGAAAACTTCAGGTGCACGAACTCGTGAAGGGGAGGTGTTAAGCACTCCCCTTTGCAACCATCCTCGAGCCTCTTTCAGATCGCTGTTCTGGTTTGCCCGGACGCTGGCGTTCAGATTGAGTTGTCAAAAGTTGTCACCCACCGGCAGCGCCAGTGGGGATTTTTGGCAGAACGCGCTCTAAGTTACAGTTGCTTCAGTCAGTAATTTAGATATATTTAGAATAACTTTTAACCATTCTAAAGCTTGTTCAAAGCGACCAAGTTGATTGTCTCTGATGATGTAGAGCACTAGAAGTGTCTCTTAGTGCTCGAATCGTTTATCGTGCATCATAGCTATGAAACTCTCATCATAATGTCTTGTTAATAATTAACAGCCTTATGATAACGTCATTTTAAAATAACGGGATTTGATTAAATGGCAAAGCAATTTATGTTGATGGAACCAAAAAATGAGAATTTTAATGAATTAATCGGTGGGCCTAACAAATATATTGTGCCTAGATTCCAGCGAGACTATGCATGGGATGTAGGACAATGGGAGGATTTATGGGGAGATATAAATTCTCTTGATGATGAAGGTTTTCATTATATGGGCTATATTGTCCTTCAACAAAAAGAACAGTATCAGCATGAAATTATAGATGGGCAACAACGCTTAGTTACGTTATCGATTATAGTTCTGGCTGCAATGAAAGCGATCAAAACTTTAATTGATAATGGGGAGGATGTTCAGGGCAATACTGAGCGACTCGATGGTATAACTCAGAATTTTGTAGGAAGTAAGAACTTCGTTACGCTTAAAGTAATTAATAAATTAGAACTAAATAGAAATAATAAAAGTTATTTTCAAAGAATGTCATCTCATTTAGAGGCTCAAAACTCTCGCGGTATAACATCAACTAATAAATTGATACGCAAGTGTTTTGACTTTTTCTGTAAGAAAGATTACGGCAAAACAGGTGCGGAGATTGCTCAGTTTATTGCAGATTTTTCTTCAAGTATGATTTTTACAAAGATAATTGTACAAGACGATCTTAATGCCTATAAAGTTTTTGAAACTTTGAATGCGAGAGGGGTCCAATTGTCAACTCCGGACCTACTAAAAAACTATTTGTTTTCAATTGTGACGAAAGATGATCAAATCGGAGAAGAAGAGCTCAACGATTTGGACGAGCAATGGTCAGAAATGATTGTCCAACTTGGAGAGATCAATGTTTCTGATTACATTAGATATCACTATAATTCACAGAGAAGAATGGTTACTAAGAACAACCTTTTTTCCTCAATGAGAAAAATATTAACGAAACCGGAAGAAGCGTATCAGTATTTGAAGTCATTAATTTACTACTCACCTATCTATGCATCATTGATCAATCCCAATGATGCATGGTGGGGGGATCAAGATGTGAAATACAGAAATGTATTGCACTATCTTAATGGTATTAGATTATTTAATATCAAGCAACCCCTAACAATATTCCTAGCTGCCTTTGGTAATTTTTCTCCAGAAGAGTTTGTTAAGCTCGTAAAATATATATATGTATTATCTATTCGATATAATATTATCTGCCATTTATCACCTAGTGAACAAGAGAATATTTATAATCAAATCGCGAACAAGGTTTATAATCGAGAGTTCTTAAGAGCTAGTCATGTGAAAAATAGCGAAGAATTCAAACGTTTGTATCCTGATGATAATGCTTTCTTTAATGCTTTTGAATTTCATAGAATGCCAAGTAGACAAACAGAGAAAAAAATACGTTTTTTTCTTTCTGAAATTGAAGGCTATTTAGGTAATCCATGTGATTATGAAAAAACGACATTAGAGCATATTTGCCCTTATCATCCAGAAAAAGATTGGAGCGAATCTTTTGGTGAAGGAATTAATGATGTAAAAGATAGGCTTGGAAACATGATTTTAATGGATAAAGATAATTTAAAACGCTCATCCTTTGAAGAGAAGAAAAAAGAATATACAAAATCCGGATATAAGTTGGCCTTAAAAGTGACAGAATATGCAGAGTGGAATTTAGATTCTGTCAATGATTTTCAAAAGTGGATGTCACAACAAGCAGTTAACGTTTGGAAGGTTGATTAGTCTCTGTAAAAACATCAACCGTGCTGGCGGGCTGTCTATTAGGCAGCCCGCAACATTTTTTACTGTCAGAGTTCAGACGGGATCTGATTGGGGGTACTTTTGGGGGTACCTTAGAAAACTCAATGAATATAACTAACTGAAAATAAACTGGATTTTTAGCGATGCTATGTTCCTATTATCGCACCATCTCAACTTCCCCAGACGTCCGTATTTATCCATAAGTATTCTGATTTATAACGAACTTACTCCATTTTGATCTACCGTTGTCCGCCTGCATCCAGTAGAACC